TGGTGTGCCATCGTCTTCTCCCAATGAAGGAAGAAAACAACTTAACACCAACCGATGACGACAATCTCATGATTGTCTGCGATAGTTGTGGGTTGACCCGCTGCCATTGCACTTTGTGTTCTCAGGATAACGGCTCGTCTTGTGGAACGAGCTGTGTCTGTACAAAGTGTGTGGAGTGTGGATCTGCTCGTAAGGTCTGGGATGAATGTCGCCGATGTGGCGCAAACATCTGCAAGTATTGTCGTGGCTGGCACTCATGTGAGAGTGACCAGGAAGACGATGACTCACCTGACGAGACTACCCGAATTTCTGCAACTGTTGCTAACGGAAAACCGTCCGGGGATTCCCCGGTATCTTCACCGACAGACGGTCCGTCTGTGGGGATAACGATTGGTGACCGTACAACAGCAATTGTTCGTGGGCTCTCCCTACTCTTGCGGCATCACCGCGCAAGGAACCCTGTCGTGCATGCATTGATACATCAGATGCACGAGTATCTTGATGACTCTGAAGATGAGAAAACTTGGCTCAAGCGTGCTAAGCATGCGTTGACCTTTCCACTATCAAAGTATCTCAAGAACGAACTTCCGCCTCCGCCTGACCGGGTATTCAAACCGTCAGGCATCCTCCGTGGCTGGATGAAGCCACGTCTGGCCCGTTTCTGTCGGGCTAACACACACTTGTGGTATAGCTGGTTACAGTGTAAACGCTCGTCTGAGCCAGCTTCCTCGTCTATCGTGAAATCGACCTATGACGACCACTTAGTGGCCCTCACCTCCCCGGACCGCGGGGACGTGGACACGATTGATGCGATTTTTCAAGACATGACGTTCCGTCGTGTGCTTGATGGCATCCGTGAGAAGATTTCTTTGAGCTCCTGTACTTTAAGAGCTGCTTTGAATCTGAGTCCTTCCACGTCAGCTTCCTACGAAAGCAAGAGGAATGAGGGTGGACAGCACGGTGAACTCTGCCGGCTGATCCGCATGCCGTTCACGTCATCTCATGGACTATCGTCTGAGATGGTAAGCATGTCATTTCTTCCCGTTTGTATAAGACGGGATGGCGCACTCCGAATTAATGTGTGCGTCACCACGCGTGTCCCTTGCGGTTATGACGCGTGGAGAGAGCTCAGTTGTTATGCTCTCCACCTGGCTAAACGCCATCTTCGTTGTACTATTCAGGCTGTCCTAGAACCCTTTAAAGTTCGTGTTATAAGTAAGGGCGAAGCCTTGCCATATTTTACAATGAAGCCTCTGCAGCAGATTATTCATTCTCATCTGCGGCAGGAACCTGCTTTCCGACTCATCGGCAGACCATTCTGTGCTGCCGACATGATTGACCTTGCGAAGAAGGCGAAACCGACTGATCAGTGGTTTTCGATAGACTATAGTGCCGCCACGGATAATTTGTCATGGCGTTACTCTTCGCGTATCCTGGAGTACGTTACCCAGGACCTCTCTGCTTTTTGGAGAGATTTGGCTTACCAGACCTTAGGTCCCCATCGACTCTTTTATCCCCAAGGAAAGGGTATTGTCGAAAAGGGTTTAATGGCAAGCGGTCAACTCATGGGCTCTATCCTCTCTTTCCCCTTTCTGTGTCTAGCTAATCTCGGTGTCTACCTTTTAAACACTGCAGTCTCCCAATCGGGTTGGACTGATCGTGAACGTTTGGACCATGTGTTGGTCAACGGTGACGATATGATATATGCCGCAGATCCTAGTCTCTGGCCAGGACATATTAGTCTGGCTGGAGCTGTTGGGTTGAAGATGAGTGTTGGAAAGGCTTACTGTCATCCTGTGTATGCGAACGTCAATAGTACTAGCGTCCATTTCGACCTTCGGAAGGCGAATATGATGGTCCCCCGCAGTAGCTATTGTCCAGTCGATCCTTTTGAAGTCGCAATTGGGATTCCTATGTCTTGGAAAGTGCCTATGAAACACAAGATATGGGTTAATAGTGAGCAGCCGTACCGTATTGATTATTTGAACACTGGTTTGTTCTACGGTCAGCATAAGGTTCAGGGTAAGTCCGATGCAGGCCCCGATGTGGAGAATACTGAGAATCTGGCTGAGTCTGGTGTTGAAACTTTTGCACTAGCTCAGGCACATATGTCTCAGCAACCGAGCGATCCTCTGTGTGTTAATCTGAACGTCGTCTTACAAGGGTCTCTTCCCGGACGTCAGACAGATCTGCTCAAACAGTATCTTAAAGAGAATTCGGTAGGACTTCGGCGCGAATGCGCAGTCCTCATCAAGGATAGAGGTCGTGTTGCACTTCAGACACGTAATATGTTCCTCCCTGAATGCCTTGGCGGTATGGGGGTTGTCCCACCGCCCGGCTGGCGTAATCATATAAAGCCTATCCACCGTTGGATAGCTGCCAGTCGGATTGTCGAAGGTCTGTGCCTTGCAGGTGCTAGGCCCCTTCCGAATTGGGAACTTGAAGAATTTGAAGCTATGAAAGCAGTTCCCTGGATGAAGCCTGAGACTGAAACCCGTCTTCTACCCACGTACACTGGTGTCTCTGACCGGTGGACTCGAAAAGGTGGGGGGATGAAAGGTTATAAGTCAAAGTCAGTTCGGCTTATCCACTTGTACTCCTCTGGATGTATTCCCTATGTTCCGCGGGATTGCCCAAGGAGTACGAAGATACTTGAGTGGTGAGAGAGGTGCTGTTGTGGAGTTTTGATCCAGGACCCGGACAGGTCGTTAAAAGGTCCATGGGGTTCAATAGACCCAAGTCACCCAAAGGTCAGTAAGAGTATTGACCAGGCCCTTTGTTCCGAGCTAAGTTGGAAAGATGTGGCGTAATTCATTCTGCCCTTCGCATTCGAATGATGCGCTTTTCCTAACCATAAATGCCGAGAGACTGCACGGGTGAACTCGTTGATAATCTATTCCGTGAGCTCCTCAGGTCTTGTAAGCCTGCAGCGACCCCGATGTGATGAATCAAGAGTGTCTTTGGATGTACAGTCCGCGCATAGTTCACGCGCATCCCATACATGAACAGATCAAATCTCCCTCAACGGTCGGCCGTCCGAAATCGGCCACGAAGGCAGAACTTGCCTCAGACCAGTCCTGGTCAGATGACCGTGTGGTCACCTCAACCACGGTTTGCGCCCTTAACACTTCGGCAACCTCGCCTTCCGAGGTTCAATGCCACACTGATGGCTCCGCCGGTAAAACGGTATAATTTGCGACCTCGTCGCACTCCAACGGACGGTTCTCGTCGTCCCTTTGCAGATTCCCAGCAAGTAGGTGCAGTCGTACGCTCTCGCGTAACCAAGACTGGCTTACAGGACATTCGATCGCTCCGCATCTCTTGGTGCGCGGGCTTTACGTTTGTGGGTAACGGTACTAATGGCACGGCCAATGCTGTTTACTTCCAAGCATTCAGCGGTGGGACTCCCACGCTCCTTGCTGCTGGTTTGGACCATTCTGCAGGTTTTGGTGGTCAGGTGGCGATTCTTGCCTCTGATCCTGATGTTGGAGCCGTTTATGTGAAGGATGTCGAAAGACACTTCGCTCGCAAGGTCATTAAGAGAATGTGGATTCATGTCGATTCTCTCCAGCCTGCAACCTCGAACAACATGATGGTTGCAATCGGTGTCTCTCGTGGACCCGGTGGTGCTGCGATCTCTGTGATGGAACCCCTTGCGACGGCCCCCTTGCTTCCTAACTCTGTGTCTAATGTTCTCTCTATGAAGAGGTCCTTTACTGTGGACTCTTGGGAACACACTACAGTCGAGATTTCTGACTGCATTGCTGGTGGCTCCGGTCCTCGGCAAAATGAGTTTGAGATCCAAGGTCAATTCGGTGGGGGTGCTTTCTATACCCCAAGTGCTGCGCCTGTCACGCCTGCCATAGGTCTTGTCCCCGCTTGCTTTGCGGTCGCTGGTAATTCCACCACGGCCGGTCTGGAGAACACCAAGGTTCACCAGATTACTTTCGAGCAAGAGGTTGACCTTCTTGACTTTATTGGCGGCATGGACAACCAGGACGCTGAGAATTAGTTCTGTTTTCATTACGCAATCATTTACGAGGTATGTCCTACCGTGAATGACCAAATTATAACCAAATGGGTCTTTGTGGAAATCCGGCGATAGATTGCCGTATCCATCATTGGGGCTAAAGCTTCCCAATCCCTGCGTAATTGCCAGTCAGAATCTGGCCATCCAAAGACGTCGACTTGCTTAGTCGACTGAGGATGCGGTTCTAGTTTATTAGAGTTTACGCTCTAGGTAGTTAAAGGAATAGGGCTCTATACGAGCTCCCTACTACCACTCCATACAGTACTCAGGCGTGTAAGCCCGGGCCCTTCGTAAGTCGACTAAATCGCATTAGGGAGGCAACTGCTGGGTAATGGAGGTGTGTGAACCAAAACACAAC